TGAGCCGCGCCTCGCTCGTGTCCGCGCGGTCTATCCACGCGTCGAGGCACTCGGCGGCGAGTCGAGTGCTTCGATGGGCCTGGTTGACCAGGCCGTCTATTTTTTTTGATCGTCCCCGAGCTTCACGCCGTACAGCGCCGAGAGTGCCGTGGCGCATCGGATCGCGATGGCCGGGCGCCGCATTGCGATGCCCTTGTACTCGTCGAGCGACGGATGCACGACGCACGGCGAGACGAACGCCGCCACGTCCATTACCGTGACCTTCGACTCGGAGAATGCCTTGTAGAGAACGGCGTCGCCGAGCTTCAAGGCGATGAGGCCCTCGCCTAGGTCCGTCACGTCGACGACGGCGAAGGCTCGCCCCTCGAGTCCGCCGAGCTCCTTTTCGAGCCGCTCGACGAGCTCGAAGCGCGCGAGCTCGGCGGCGTCCGCTTCCTCCGCCGCGCGCGCCTCGCGCTTCGCCTTTTCGGCGCGGTATCGCGCAAGTTTCTCTGCCGTCTCTTCGGGAGTTGCCATCAGATCCCCACTCCGTTTACGACCGACCATAGGCGCTTGCCGTTGCGCGTGATCGCCATTGCCATGAAGTCGACGTCGACGACTTTCTCGTCGATGCCTTCGTCGTACGACTCCTTTACGCCGGTGATTCTGCATCCGTCGATCATCGTGACGATCGGTGCGACGCCTTGCAGTTGCGCCGCCACCTCGGAGTATGTCGCGACGATGGGGAACACGGCGTCGCCGTACGATCCGAGTCCGAGCGCCGTGAGCTGCGTGGTCAGGATATCGAAGCTCGCGACGAGCATCGTAATCGAGCACGCGTCGACCATGTACTTCCCGCTCGTGATTCCGAGCGGCGTTCCGTCCTTTCGCGACGCGTGGACGATCTTGCGATCGCGCTTGTCCGCGTACGAGAATTTCGTGATTCCCACGTACGGCGATAGCGCAATAAGCCACCCGCACGAGGTAGCAGAGTACGGCGTCCCGTTGATTCGAGTCAGAACTACGTCAGACATTCGTCCCTCACTGAGTGGCCGAGATGGTGCGGACGAACGCCGCGTTTACGTTGAACTCCTTCGCGTACGCGAGTGGGCTGATCTCGAGGTCTCCGTTCAAGGTGACCGGCCCGTTCGCTCCGATGTCGTCGGTGCGCGAGAGCGTGAACCTGATGTCAGCGACTTGTCCGCGGAGCTCGTTCAGCGCCGCGTTCACGAGCGCGTCGATCCTCGCCGCGTCCTCTTCGGCGATGTATATCTCGCCGGTCGGACCCGGCGACGGGTTCTTGTTTACGCCCTTCGATAGCTGCCCGAGGAGGACATCGTACGCGAGCTCGCACGCGCGATTCATCGTGCGGATATGCTGCGCATACACGAAGTCGCTACCCGCGCTCGCGATGGTTAGCGGATTTGTGATGAACGTCCCGTTGCGCCGGTCGAACGTGCGAAGTGTGACGAGTCGGATCGCGTCGAGTCCCGGGTAATAGAGCTCGTCGTGATGCTTCGGATTGCCGTTCGCGTCGCTTAGGCCAAAACCGGACACGGGGCCATCGCCCACGTACGCGGCATCAACTCCGTAATCGACCTTCATCAGGCGTGCGATGAGCGCGAGGGCCGTGCGGCGCCGTTGCGTGATGCCTCGGCCGGGAATCGATGAGGTCAAGTCTCCGCCGTCGGCGCCGACGCATCCGCGGATCGACGCGGTCGCGCTCCACGCCGTGGTCATCGCGGTCAGATACTGCGCCTCCGTCTCGCCCGCGTTCTTCATTCGCGCGTTGACCACGAAGCCGCGGTACTTGCCTTCCGCCTCGCGCGCGGCCAGCCACGTATCGATCGCGTCGACGGTCGCCTTCACTGCGTCGTGGCCGCCCACGACAACCATCTCCCATCCGAGCGCGGAGACGCGAAGCGCCTCGAGCGCCGTAGAGACGTCCGCCGTCGACATGCGCGGGCCCGTCGTCGTGAGCGCGATCGTGTCGCCGGCGACGAGAGTCCCCGCGGCGAGCAGGATCGTGACGTTCGAGTTTGGAATCACGATGCTCGTCGCGACACCGAGCGCCGTGACCGCGCTCGTCACAAGGCCGCCGTCGAGGCTGTACGTGTACGTGATTCCGTCGACGCCGCGAGTGCCGCCGGCGACGATGGTGACGAGGACGTTGTAGTCGTCGTACGGCGCCGTCGCGCCGGCCGTCGCCACGCTCGTGCCGGTTCCGGTGAACGTGACCGCGCTGTACGTCCCTGCCGTCGACGCGGTGCCGCGCACGAGGACGACGGGGCGGCCCGCAACGGCCATGATGTGAGCCGCGTAGTCGACGAGCTCGCCCTGTCCGAACGTTGTGAGCGCCGTGCTCGCCTTCGTCACCGAGAGGGGAGAGTTTGCGGTCCCCTTCTCGCTCGGCGCAATGATGGCGCAGACTCCTCGCGCACTCGGCGCGACAACGCCCGTGTTGCCGTCGTTTTTCGTAACCTTGACGCTCGGGATCATGTGTCTCCTCCGGCGCCGCTTGCGGCGTCCTCGGTGTATGGCGTGCGGTGGACCGCGGCGGCGTCCGGGTAGACGAGCTCGCGAGGCGAATCGAAAATCGGATGACGAAAGGTCAGATCGGCGAGGAGCTCGAGTCCGAACGCTCGCTCAATCGGCGGCGTCCACGTCACGTCGCCCCATACGAGTGACGCGAAGGCGCCCGGCGAGCCATGGATCGCGCGCACCGTCCACTCGAAGAGTGACTCGACGGCCTCAATCTGCTTCGACTCGTCCTCGCGCCCGGTCGGATCTACGGCCCACACCGAGATCTGCACCGACCGCTCCCACTCGAGGAGCGATCGCACGTTCGCGATCACCTTCGTCGGGTCCGCCGCGCTCGCGTCGCGCACGTTGCGCGGCCCGGGGAAGCGCACCGGGACGAGCTTGCCGCCGGCGCCCTTGTCGAGCGAAGGAATGAAAACGACGCGGTTCGCGCCGCCCGTGCTCTGATTGTCCTGCCGCGGTCGCCGCTTCCACCCGACTTCCACGTTTGCGACGACGGAGTTGTCGTCGAAGAACGTCTGTACTGTCGCGACGGCCGCAAGGAGGCCCGACTTGATGACGATGCCCATCAGCGCACCGCCTTGCGGAAGGCGCGCGCGGCGCCCTCTTGCAGGGCCGCGACGATGCCTCCCGGGAGAGGCTTCCCGGCGCTCGGGATGACCTGGCGACGGTGCGCCTCTCCGAGGTAGTTCTGAATCGCGGCGCCTCGGTGGACGCGGATCACGACGACGGGCCCGCGCGCGATCGCATCGACCGCCGCCGCCGCCTCGGGGATGGCGCGCTGACCGTCGCGGCGGAGGCGCCACGGCTCGCCGTACGGGTCCGTCCCGGCCGCGGCCGTCGCTCGCGCGGCGTCCTGGACGAGCGGCGCGGACTCCTTGGCCGCGTCGACGAGCGCCGTCTCGCCGTACTTGCGCAGGCGATCGATCATCGCGTCGAACTCCGCGAAGCCGTCGCTCACGTGCCACCTCCGCGGAGGTGATCGGCCTGGACGTCGGTCCACGTCCAAGGCGATTGCTCGGAGTACACGAGAGGGCCGCCCTTCGAAATTCCGTCGGCCGTCGTGTTCTCTCGCAACGGGAGCTCCCAGAGGCCCGTCACCGAGTCGGCCGCCTCTTTCATCTGCGCGCGCGCGCGCGTCGCGGCGTCGATGATGAGCTGCGACTGCGCATCGCCGGGATTCCAGCCGCGCCGCTCGTAGATCTCCGGCGTGACGATGTCCGTGAGCCAACCGAGTACGACCTCGGGGACCGGATCGACGAACGGCGTCGCGTATCGCTTGCGAAGTAGGCCATTGATCTCGCTCGTCCCGATCGCGAGCCGCGATGCGACGAACGTCGCGCCGACGACGTCGACGTCGTTCTCCGGCATGATCGTCCGCGCCTTGAACGCGGCCAGGTCGAGATAGGCGCTCACACCTCAAAAGCCCCGCACGGCATGAGCCGGCGGGGCCAGAGTGGAGCGAGGCGCGCTACGTCACGCGGCCTTGCACTTGAAGATGACGAACGGATGGCCGTAGCCCGCCACGTTGCGCCCGCTCGTGTGCCACTCGAGCACGTCGGCGCGGTCGAGGATGGCGTCGACTCCGGTCCCGCCGCCGCGACCCGTGTAATACCTGGTCGTGAACGGCTCGCGATCGACGTAGACGAGTCCGCCGAGCTCGGTCCCCATCACGTTTTCCGCGATTACGAAGTACGTCGTATCGCTCTCCCATCCACCGAACTCGTCGGCGCAGATTGGCGCGCCGTAGCTGAGTGCAGAGATGAGCGCCTCGACGTCCGCGCCGCCGCCGCCCGACGCCGCCGCCTGCGCGAGAAACTTCGCGTTGGTGAGCTGGCAAACGCGCGGGTAGAGCGTCGGATTCGCGATGATGCCGGCCGGGCGCAGGAAGCGCGGGTCGGAGCCGTTCGGCATCTTGATCGACGCGATGCTGGCGAATACCGTTTTTAGGTTTTTCAGCGCGACGTCTGCCGTCACGCTCTCGTCGATCGGGACGCTCGAGATGAGGTTCGAGTACGTCCCCGCTGCCGCGTTCTTCGGATTCACGAGGTGGGAGGCCGAAAAGAACGGGAGCCCGTCGTACGCGAGCGACGTCGCAAGATGCCCGTTCTTGAGCAGCGTGACGACTTGCTTTTGCGGCCAGTACGCGTGTTGGCCGCCCATCTGCGCGGACCACTCCGACGCGAGCTGGACGCCATTGCCGTCGAGGTCCTCGAGCTGCTGTCGGCGCAGCTTGAGGCCCTTTCCGGCGGTCTTCGACGTGAACTCCGTCTCGACCATCATCATGTCGTCGAACGCGATGTTGCCGCCCTGGCCCTGGTCTTCGAGCTGCGCGGAGTTGACGATCCAGGTCACGATCTCGCGGCGCGAGCCGGAGGTCATCACCTTGGTAACGCGGTCCCACCAGAGGCGGCCGGCGAGTTTGAGGTAATCGCGCTCCTGAATGAAACGCATACGCGTTTCGAGATCCATTACGAACTGCGGAGTCAATGCGGGCATAGCTGGATCTCCTTACGGGGCCACGTAGGCGTTGCAGGTCCACTTGCCGTTGACCTTCGTGGCCACGACGAGGTGACGCTTCGAGGCCGTGAGCGCCGTGGTCAGGTTCGTCGGGCCGGTCGCGTCGCGGTATTGCAGCGTGTGCCCGTTGTTCGTGCCGTCCGCCGAGAAGTAGGCGACGGTCCCGTCGACTGCCGCTGCCGGCAGCGTGAACGTCGAGTTGGCCGCCGTCGCCGGGATGTTGTAGACGGCGCCGTTGATTATGTCCGCCGGCGCGTTGTCGCCGGCGGCGAACGCTCCGAGCGTCGGGATCGGTTGCGTGCTGCGCGCCGTCGGAAGCTTCTGAATGCCGACGCCCTTCGTCGAGTCGACGACCCACACGCGGCCCGCGACGACGTGCGCCGCGCGCGTGATAGTCACCGTCTGATCGTCGAGGAAGTAACAGTCCTTCATCACGTCGGTCGCCGCGACGGCATCGCCCGCAGTCGCGTTGGCGAAGTACGTGATCACGACCTCTTCGATCAGGTGAACGTTGACCGTCTTGTCGGCCGCGGACGCGTCGACCTTATCGACGAACGTCCCGATGTAGACGAGCGTCGAGCTCGCCTGCCCGGGCACGACCTTGTTGGTCGCCATGTTGTAGAACGCGGCGCCGCCCTGGTAGGCGATGTTCCCCGACGCGAGCGTAAATTCCTTGTACGTCCAGCGCTCCTCGCGCACGGCCCTATTCGCTGCAAGCGCGGTCATCGCGTCGCTCCTTTCTGCGCGAGCGCTTCACGCCGCGCGACTTCTGCCCGCGCCTCCGCGGGAGTCATGACGCCGAGGTATTGCCTCGTCCCCTCGTTTCGAATCGCCTTCGCGCGCTTCGCGAGTCCCATCTGAATGTCGAGGTCGGCGGCCTCGTCGTCGGGCAGGCGGTCGCCGCCCTCGGCCTGCGTTTCGCCGAGCGTGGGCTGCACGGTGAGCGCCGCGCGCGCCGCGGCGACTTGCCCCTTCGCGGGCGTCGACTTCGGCAAGGCCGCGACGGCGTCGCGAACCGTCGCGAGCGGCTGCTTTGAGAGGAAGGCAGCGACCTCGGGAGTGAAGTCGGGACGCGTCGCCATCAGGCGCGCACGCTCATCGGCCTCCTCGCGCGCCGCAATGCGAGCGGCGAGACTCTGGACCGTGGCGAGCGCCTTCGCGCCGTCGTCGTCCTTTTTCTCGTCGTCCTTTTTCTTCGCGGGCGGAGGCGCGTCGTCGTCCGCGGCCTTCGCCTCGTCCTTCTTTTCGCCCTCGTCCTTCTCGTCGCTCATCGCGGCGAGTGCCGCTTTGGCGTACTCCTTGTCCTTCTCGTCGTCACCCTCGGCCATGGCCTTGAGCGCGGCGATCGCCTGTTCACGCTTCGTCATCGTTGCCTCCGCGCCCGTCGGTCGGGCCTCCGTGTCGCCGCTCGCGAGCATCGCGAGAAGGCCGTCAAAAGTGAGCACGCGGTCTGCGAGTCCCGCCGCAACTGCGGACGCTCCGAGGAACGTCGCCGCCTGTAGCGCGCCGACCTTCTCCGTCGTCGTCCCGCGCGACTCCGCGACGAGCGCGAAGAACACGCCGGCCATCTCGTCGACCTCGCGCTGAAGCGCGGCGAGCGACGCTTCGCTCATCGGGACGTGCGGATTCGCGTCCGCCTTACGCGCGCCGCTCGTCACCGTCGAGATGACGACGCCGGCCATCTGCGCCTGCGCGGTCATATCGGCGACCTGCTTGATGCAGCCAATCGACCCGACGATCGCCGTCGCGGGGACGTAGATCTCCGAGGCGGCGCAGGCGAGCGCGTACGCGGCGCTCGCGATCATTCCGTCGGCGTACGCGATGAGGCGCTTTCCGGCCTTCGACGCCATCGCTCGCAGCGCGCTCGAGAGCTCGAAGCATCCCGCCACCTCGCCGCCGGGCGAGTCGATACGCAGGACGACGGTCGCGCACGGACTCTGCAGCGCGAGCGAGACGCGCGCGCGGATCGCGTCGTAGTTGTCGCAGCACCAGTCGTCGTGCTGCATGAGCGGCCCGCGGATGTCGACGACGGCGACGTCCCCGACTCGAGCGAAGGCTTCGCCCGTGCGCGCGACGACGGTAAACTCGACGCCGAGCGAGGACGCTTCGATCGCGAGACATCCGCGGCCGGCGAATCGAAAGCGCTTCATGCGGCCTCCGCGAGGTCTGAAACGTCGACGTCGACGCTGCCGTCGTCGTTCTCTGGCTTGCCGTCGCCGTTCGCGTCGCCCTTGACCGCGATCCCGAACTGCACCGCGAACGCGTCGAGGTCGACCTCGCGGCCCTTGAGTGCGAGCGCTTCGTTCAGGCCCTTGAGTGCGTTCGAGGCGCTCAGGAGCGCGGTCGCCTCCGCGTTCTTATCCTTCGGCGGCGTGACGTCCCACTCGACGACGGCGGAGCGCGCGAGCGCTTCCTCGCCCCACCGCGCGATAACGAACGGCGGAATGCCCTGCGTGTTGATCGTGTACGCGAGGCCGTCCGCAGTGCCCTTGATCAGATCCGCGCGGATCGACTTGTGGATGTCCGCGTTCGCGAATCCGGCGCCGCCGTCCGTGGTCACGACCTGGCCCGCGACGGCCACAATCATGTCGGTGTTCGAGAGCGCGATCGTCTTCAAAAAGCACTCGTACCCGCGGCCGTTCGACTCGAGCAGTTTGACGTCGTACCCGGCCTTGAGGCCGAAAACCGTATTGATTCCCCACGCCATGACGGCGCGGAACCACGACTGCGTCTGCTCTTCCGACGCGCCTTGCGGAGCGATGGCGACGCGCGCGGGATTCGCGAGCTTGCCTTCCCAGTTCGCTTTATGAAGGCGCGCGTGTTCCTTGTCGATCCACGCGCGACCGATCGCGCGCCAAAGTCCGTTCTGCCACGGCGCGACGCGACCGCCCGGCGTGTGAAGGATCCAGCGGCCGTCGCCGGGAGTGATCGGCAGAAGGCCGACGATCGATTGGTAGTACCAGCGATTTTCCGTCCAGCGGAACACGAGCCATTCCGGATTGAGCCGGACGAGGACGGGATAGTCGCGACCTTCGACGGGCACGAGCTCTCCGACGGACACGCCGAGCTCGAGGCCGTCCGCGGCCATCAGCGCGAGCTCCGCGGGCGGAAACATCTCATCGAACACGCTGCGCACCGAGTCGTGGCCGAGCTCGAGTGCGGCCACGATCTCCGGGTCGCCGCGAAACTTCTTCGGCAGGCGGACGAGGCCGTCGGTGCGCGTTGAAAGGACTCCGGCGTACGTGCCGTCCTTGCGCGCGGACCGCATCAGGCGCGCGGCGGGGCCGATAATGCCGGAGTCCGCCGTGTGCTCGGCGGACTCGAGGTCGCGATCGTGCCACCTCGTTTGCGACTGCGGGAGCGGCGCGAGCTGGCCGCCGTACTGCGAGCGCGCCGCTTCGACTTGCGGCGAGTCCAGAGACGGGCCGGCGAGGGGCAGCGGGGCTGCGTACGTCGACACTCCGAGGAGCGCGGCGACCGCGGCGCTCAGGCGCGATCGAAGGTTGCTCATGCACCCTGCCAGACTGCCGCGCCGGCGTACGGGTCGAGCGGCACGAAGTCGTCCTCGACGACGCGGCCGGCGCGCGGCGCAGCGACCGCGGGGGCAGGCGCGACGACGTCGTCCTCGACCTGCTCTTCAAACTTCCACACCGCGAGGCAGACGGCGTCGCCGCGGTCCGGCGAGCGGCCGAGCGCCTTGCGGAGCTCCTTCTTTGGCGTCGCGACGTAGCGCTGATTCTTGTCGGCGGTGAACGAAGGCGCGTTGAGGTCCTGCTCGAGTTTCACGTCCTCAGGCAGCGCACCGCCGGCCTTGATCCATCGCTGAGCCGATCCCCAAAGTCCGTCGCGAACCGTGTCGAACTCCGGCGAACCCCAAAGCTTTTGCCCGGCTCGGACGGGCAGCAATTCGAACTCGTGCGGACTCTTCTCGAGATGCGCGCGCAGTTTCGCGAGCACGCGCGTTCCGATGCCGCCCTCGACGTCGATCGCGATGCGCGGCGTCCGGTCCGTCGCGCGACGGTACGTGCGAAGAAGTCCGACCGCGTTCTCGACGATGCCGTCCTCGGTGAGCGATCGCCACGCGGGGACCGTGATGACCTTCCCGCCGCGGCGGACCGCGATGGCCGTCTCGTCGCCGATCACTCCGTCGCCGGCCGGGTCGATGCCGAGCTGCAGCGGGCCCTCATCCGGTGCGTCGTCGTACGCCGCTTGTGCGAGCGCGAGGAGGTCGAGCGAGAGAATCTTCCCGTCCTTGTCGTGGACGAAGTCGCCGCGCACACGGACCGCGTACGCGTAGGAATCCTCGCCGTACTCGAGCTTCTTCTCGGCGATCCACTCGGGACCGGCGAGGTCCGGGA